GCGAATTAGTAGAAGCTAGTAAGACTGTAAAAAATAGAGGTATTAATTATTTTGAAATGGTTGAACATGCTGCTGAATGAGTGATATACGAAATAGTGATGGTTGGTTTATTAATAGTGAAGTATTCAGAGAAGAAGCTAAACACTTTGATAAGTACGGATATTACTGTCCAGACCCACCAGGCTCATTAGCGTATATTGATTATTGGAAAGAACAAAGAAAAAGACGTATAGAAGGCTATTCTGTAGGTGGTGTTAAGATAACAGGAGACCATTATGACTATCTTAATTTCTCACAAATTAAGATGCAAGATAAAAAGAATAGAGCAACTATTGAATCTAAGAATAGAAGTGCTACTAAGAAACCATTTTTTCCTGACTTTTGGGATGGTGATTATGACTACTTTCATAATGTAGATATTGCCAGGTATGGTTGTACACCAGAATACCTAAAACAAATACAGCTTAATTCTAATGTACCTACATTATTAGATGGTGGTTATCATATATGTGTAGGTAAATCCAGACGTAAGGGGTTCTCATATAAGAATGGTGCTATTGTAGTTAATAGATATGACTTAATACCATTCTCTATTAATATTATAGCAGCATTTGATAAGAAGTACCTTTATCCAGAAGGTACTATGAAAATGGCTAATGACTATATTAACTTCAAATCTAAGCATACTGCATGGGGTAAGAAAAGAGATTATGTAGATAAGATAGATCATAAGAAGGCTAGTTATAAAATAACAGATAGTAATGGTGTAGAAATAGAAGATGGATTTCAGAGTGTTATCATGGCATTAACTTGTAAAGATAATCCAGATGCACTAAGGGGTAAGGATGGTACATTAATACTATTTGAAGAAGCTGGTAAGTTTCCTAATCTTAAAGATACAGTTAAAGCCACATTACCTACACTTTCAGATGGTACTAGTGTAACTGGACAAATACTTATATTCGGTACAGGTAGTGGTGCAGAAGATGCAGAAGATGACTGGGAAGATTTTGCAGAGATATTTTATAACCCTGTAGAATATAACATGCAGGTATTTGAGAATAAGTATGATGAAGATTTCTTTAATGAGCCATGTTCATTCTTTTTTCCTGATATGATGAATCAGATAGGAAATATAGATAAACAAGGTAACTCATTAAAAGAAGCAGCAGTAAAATATAGAAAAGATGCATTTGATAAGATCAAAACAAGTTCTAAAAAAGGATTAAGTGCATTAAATGGATTCTTACAGGAATATCCTAACAAACCTGGAGAAGCATTTTTAGTAAGTAATAATAATGATTTTCCTACGCAACTGTTAAAAGCTAGACATTCTAAATTAACTACTGGTGGATTACATAAAACTATTGGACTTAATATAGAGTTATATAAAGAAGATGGTGAAATAAGATATAGGATAATTAATGATGCAGAACCACTACTAGATTGGAAACCTAAGTTTTTAGATTTATCTGGTAATGTAATTCAATACGAACCACCAATAAGAGATGCTAAGAAAGGAACGTATGTAATAGGGTTAGACCCAATTAGAGAGACATCTAAAACTAAAGGAATTATATCAGCCAATGCTGCATATGTACATAAAGGAGATAACAACTTCTCGTATATGGGTAATGTAATAGTGGCATCTTATATAGGTAGACCACGATCACAAGACGCATATTATCAACAGCTAATGTTACTGGCAGAATACTACAATGCTGATATAATGCATGAAAATGAAGTGATAGATGTACGAAATTATTTCCGTAGGAAAAAAAAGTTGCATTTATTAGCAGCAGAACCAAAAGAAGTCATAAATTTGCATATAGAAGATTCTGGTGTAAGTCGTGACTACGGTATTCACATGGCTGAAAAGATTAAGATAGCTGGTCTAAAGTACATTGGAGAGTGGTTGATGGAAGAAATGAGTAATGGTACTTTAGTAGTAGAAAATATACCATGTCCAGGCTTATGCGAAGAATTAATAAAATATAACAGATTAAAAGATAAGAATGGTAGTGCTAACTACGATAGAATTATGGCTTTAATGTTACTGTTATTCCAAAGACAACAAGATGAAGAAGGTACTATCTATGGAGATAATACTGTTAAAAGTAAGAGAGATCAGTTATTTGAGTTTTTAGCTAACCAATATAATTAAAAAATAATGTTTGAATATAGTCACTTAATAGATAATACTCAAAAATTAGCACATGACTTTGCATACTATAAATACTGGGTAGGTAGATATAGAACTGAAAACATGGCGGACTTTACTAGAATGAACGAAGCTGCTACTTTAGCAGCAGGTGAATTTGATGCTAGTATATTAAAGAATATGTATCAGCCATTTGGACCAGATATAAAACTACCAACTGAATTTAGGCATAAGGATATAGTAAGCCCTACAATTAAAAGACTACAGGGAATAGAAAGTACAAAGAAGTTTAAGTCTAAATTAGTAGCAATAAACAAAGAAGCGATAAATAGGCGTAGAGAAGAAGAACGAAAAAGAGTTGATAATCTAGTAGTACAATCAACTATTGAAAATATAAAACTAAACATTGAAAAACAAATACCACCAAATACACCAGAAAGAGATAATGCTATAGCACAAGCTGTACAACAGCAAACTCCACAAAGAATTAAGACCTATATGACTAGAGATCATATAGACCCAGCAGAGATAATAGGTAATCACATACTTAATTTTACTAAGAAAGAACAAGATGTAGATACTAAATTTATGTTAGGTGCTTATGATGCATTTACATATGGTAAATATATCTTTTATGATGGTATTGAACAGGGTAAAGCAGTATTAAAGAAAATAGACCCAAGAAGTTTTACATATAGTAAAACAACTGATAGTCCATTTGTTAAAGACTTTGATGCTGGAACAATACATCAATATTTAAGTCCTGCTAAGATACAGGAATATTGGGGTGATTTATTAAGTGATAAACAATTAAAAGAAATATATGCACTTGTACATAATGGTAGTCATGGTGCAAGTTTTGCTTTTGATGCTAAAGAACCATTAAGTTTTACACAAACTGTATTATATAATGGTAATACTAGTATAGATGCAGTTATTTATGTGACGCACACTATATGGAGAGCAAGTACTAAAAAAGGAATACTTAGGTTTATTAGAGATGGTGTTGAAGATGTAGATATTGTTGATGAAAGTTATATCTTTAATAAAGATATTGGAGATATAAGTATAATGTGGAAAAATGTACCAGAAATGCACGAATGTATAATGGCTGGTACAGATATAGTTATTAAGGCTGGTCCAGTAGAAGGTCAGTTATTCAATATAGATAATCTATATGAAAAGGATTTACCATTTAAGGGTGTATTATTGAATGAATATAATGGTACAGCTAAAGGAGTTGTAGATTATATGAAACCGTATGCTATACTATATGATATAATATTGTATAGAGTAGAAGATTTAATGTCTAAAGATAAGGGTAACCTTGTAGTGATGAACTCTGATATTATAGATATGGACTATGATAAGTGGTTTGGATATGCAGAAAAGAATGGAATAGCTTTTTATAGTTTCCAGGACGCTAAAAATATTGGACAAAAAGATATTAATTCTTTAGTTAAACAAGTAGATCGCAGTCAATTAGCTAAGATAGATCAATATATAAAACTATCAGATTATATAGAAGCTAAATCTAAAAGTGTAGTAGGTATTAATCCACAATTTGAAGGAGAAATACAGGAAAGAGAAGGTCAAAAGAATGTGGAAAGAGCAGTAGGTGCAACAAGTTTAGCGTTAGAACCTATGTTTTATCTGATGAATGTAGCTAAGAATCAGATAATGCATTCATTATTGTATAATCAAATAACAGCTATAATAAGAAGTAAGACTAAACTACTCACATATATGTTAGATGATGTAGGTATAATGACTGTAGACTTAGACCCTGATCTGTTACTGGAAAGTCAGTATTATATGTTTATGGAAAACATGGCTAAACAAGATAAGGTAGTAGATATATTAAGCCAATATGCTGCTGCTAAAGTACAGACAGAAACATTACAATTAAGTGCTTTAGGTAGATTCTTAATGGAAGAAGATTTAAATAGTGCTTTAGAGATATTAAAAGCAGGGGAAGAAGCTAAGTTTGAGCAAGATAAAGTATTGCAAGACAAGAAAGCACAATCTGATAAACAACTTGAAGATCAGAAACAACTTAATCTTGAAAGAATAGAGCAAATCAAAACAGAAGGTAAATTAGCCATTGAAGATAAGAAAGGTGAATGGAATATATTACAGGCTGCTGTAGTAGGTAGTGGATTTGCAGAAGATAAAGATATAGATAAAGATGGTACTCCTGATATTATAGAAATAGCTAATCAGTTCTTAGAACAGCAAAAGTTTCAACATCAAAAGATACAAGACGCTACCAATAATATTTTAGCACGTAAAAAATTAGAGATAGAAGAAAAGAAAGTAGCTAAGATGGGAAGTAAGTAGCTATATACAACTTAAAGAAATACATAAATAAATGTATAATTGTACATTAAAAAAGAAATAATATTAAATTAATTCACTTAAATTTGCATTAACAATGACAGACCAGAACAAGTTCTTTGATTTTGACGACCCGACAGATGTTTTAGATACTGTAAAAGAGAAAGCTGAAACAGGTACAGAGACAACTAAAGTAGAAACAAAAGTAGAGCCAGATAAAGATGTATCTTTTTTTGGTGCTGATAAAACAGAGACTACTACAGATGTAACTATTGATACAACAACAGCATCATTTAAAGATGCATTTTCTACATTAATAGAAGATGGTAAATTTACATCTATAGATAAGATAGAAGATTTACCAGAAACTTTAGATGTAGCTAATGCAGCAGAACTTATAGAAAAAGAAATTGATGTGTTATTTGAACAAGAGTTTAATTCTTTAATGGATTCTCTTGGATCAATAGGAACAGATTTTTTAAGATATGCTAAGAATGGTGGTAATCCAGAAACTTTTATAAGTAAAGTAACTGAAAAACCAATAGTTTCTAAAATACCTTTTGAAACTGATGATGATAAAGAGAACTTTTTGAAAGTAAATTATATGAAGTTTGAAGGTAAAGATAGTGAAGAAGCTGATTTACTTGTTAAAGCATATAAAGACAATGGTAAGCTAAATAGTATAGCAGAAAGAATAAGAGATAAAAGAATAGAAGAAGAAGTTGCTTATACTAAGAAGTTAGCAGATGATGTAAAACAACAGAAAACTGCTGATATTGCTGCTAGAAGTAAAGAAAGGACTGTTTTAGAAGAAGCTATTAAGAAAACAGATGATGTGTTAGGTATTCAAATAACTAACAAAAATAAGATAGTATCTTTTGTTAATGATTATAAATTTGTTGATAAGTCAATAAATAAAGAATTAACAGCATTTGACGTAGAACTTAATAAAGCATTGCAAGACCCTACTAAAAAGTTAGTACTTGCAGAAATACTATTAAATAATTTTAACTTTGACAAATTTAAGATCAAAGCTAAAAAAGAGATAGTAGATAAGATAGAAAAACAATCTAATGCTATAGTAAGAGTAGGTGGTGGTAAACTACAGACTGATGCTACAGGATTTAGAGACTTTTTAGATATGATTTAATTAATTAAATTTTTAAACAAAGTACATAATGAATTACGAATTTTTCACAAAACGTATGCCTATTCATTCTGGTATGACTGAATTGAATCACTTAGGTGCTTCACTTAAAGCTAGACCAGAAAAGTTAGAAGGTGTCGTAACAGAATTATTCGCTACTAAGTTATATTCGGATAACCCACTTACTAACATGCTAATGAAAGGTAAGAGAGTTAAAGAAATAGGCACTAGTGCTTGGTCTTACGAATTAATTGGTGGCGTATGCAGACCAAGTACAGTATTAGGTAGTACATATACTACTAACAGTACAGGAGGACGTGGTAGAACAATTATCACACTAGACTTTGATTTTGGTGGATATTTACCAGGAGACGTTTTAGCACCAGGAGGTGCAGATAAAAAGTACCAATGTCGTATTGTAGGGCATCCAGAGAAGATAGGAAGTAGACATAGAATACGTTTACAGCCTATGAACGATGCATTAGCGCACTATATTCCGTATCAATATTTGAAAGCTGGTGCTTTATGGGGAAAACTCTTTTCTCAATATGAAGAAGCATCTGATGAATCAGGTAGTACTAGTTATAATACATCAATTGGACTTACAGGTAGTATGTCTAGATATAGAAAGATGTATAAAGTAACTGGTGATGCAGCACAAGAGATGTTAGCTATCAAAATAAGAGCTAAATCTCCAGAAGGTAAGATTGTAGAAAGTGATAGCTGGGTAAGATATGCTGAAATAGTATATTGGCAGCAATGGTACAGAGAACTAGAGCGTGGGCTTTGGTACTCAAGAAAAACAACTAAGATACTAGGTAGTAATGGTAGACCTATCATGTCAGGAGCAGGACTTCAACAGCAGTTGGAATCTGGTGTAAGGCACTACTATAATAGATTAAGTGCAGATTTATTGCAAGAATTTATTATGGACACAAGGTATGGTAGAATAGCACCAGGACAAAACTCCACTATCTATGCATATACAGGTGAATATGGAATGTTAACATTTGCTAATGCTATTAATAGTAAAGCAGGTAAAGACCCAGTATTTACTATGTTAACTGATAAGTTCGTAAGAGATGCTTCAAGCCCGTATACTAATCATGGATTAAGTTATGGTGCACAATTCGTAGAATATGTAATGCCAAATGGAGTTACATTGAAACTAATACACAATCCTGTCTACGATGATCCAGAAATTAATTTCGAGATTGACCCACTTACAGGTAAGCCAACTGAGAGTATGAGATTTACATTCTTAGATGTAGCAGGTGAAGGTTCGGATGCGAACATGATGATGATAAATAAGAAGGGTGGATTTAAAAACTGGTATGTTGGTGGTGGTGAAAGTCCATATGGAGCAGTATCAAGTGGTGCTTTGGGGGCGCATAGTGGTGATTATTATGAAATGCACGTTCTAAAACAATGTGGTATTCACTTGTCAGACCCTACTAAATGTGGTGAACTCATTTTGCAACGATCATAATCAGAGAATTTAGGTTTAAGGTAGTAGTGTAACAACTACTACCTTTTTTACTTACACTATTAACAATTAAACAAACAAAAAATGAATATCGAAGAAACTTTAGATCAAACCGTTGATGAAATTAAAGAAAACGATTTTAGTAATGTAGCTGTAATAGATAAGCCAAGATTAGGTGTAATAACAGAAACAACTAAAGAATTGCTAATTCCTATAGATGGAGTACCAAAGGAAGCACCAATAAGTAACAGATTCAGATTACCTAATGCAGTTATAGAATTAAGACCTATAGACAAAGATACATGGCATGGTAAAACTGGAAATGATAATTTTGATCGTGGTTCTACTATCGAGTGTGCCGTATTTAAGTCGCAGTACCAAACAGGATTAACACAAAACGAAAAAGATTTTCTTGAAGCGGCTACTGGATTTGATTTAAGCCCTAATTTTAACTTACATAAAGACCATCCTTTTTATGGTACTCTTATAGGTAGAGTAAAGTTAGAAAATAGAACACTTATATTTGATTTATCCATACCTTTAGAT